ATCATAATCGATATTTAAATTTATATTTGTACAATGCATTTTATTTGTTAAGTTTTAAAAATCTACGTGTTCTTTTACCAATGTCGTGTTGTAGCTTTTTAGTATTTAGTCTGAAATCTATAGTATCAATGCTGTCTTCGTATTCGTCAAAAAACTGTTCTAATACGTCTTCGACACTATCAGCTTCTTTTGAATTCTTTCCTACATCGATTTCCCAGACTTTTCCATCTTGAAATTTTACAATTATTAAATCTAAATATTCAATTGGGAGGAAATCCATATCAACTGAATCAAAGATTTCTTCCCAATATTCGTCGTTGTTAGCATCGTTATGTTGTTGCACTTTCAGCTTTCTTAGTTGTAGTCTTTTTCTTAGTAGGCGCAAGTTCTTCGGCTTGCTCTCTTAATGCCTTTGCTTCTTTAAATAGTGCATCAGCTTGTGAACGGTACTGGGCTGCTAACGCTTCGTCGTCTAATACACCATCAGATGCTTCAGCAGCAGGCGGAGCAGTATACATTGCTAACGGATCAACCGGACCATCAGTGGTTTTTGATTCGGGGTTTACAGTTTCGCCGTTAGGACCTTTTAATGCTAGATCCGCAACTGTTACACCTTGATTGTTTGCAATCAATTCGTTCAACTCTTTCAAATTAATAACAGTTGAGTTATTCGGAGTCATTTCGATTACATTAGATGGAACCTTTTGTAGTTTTCCAGTTTGATGAAACCCTGCTAACATGATACGACCATCTGGAAGATTGGTACGAGCCATTGCTTCTGCAAATTCGTATGCATTTTGTCCAGCATCAGATTCAACAAGTTTAATTAGTGTGTCATGCTCTTCGGCGTTTAAGTTTTCAGTTTGCACCACCAAGCAGTTTTCTGGATCACCAGGTACTACACGGTATGCCACTACAACCTTTCTACGATTGGTTGCAACACGCCCTACGTGTTTATAATCAGGCATCAGATGTATCCTCTTCTTTCTTTTCAGCCGATTGTGCTTGTGCTGCACCTTCTTTGGCTGCTTTTGCTTGTGCTTCAACTTCTTTTAAGAAAGCATCAAGTTTATTATATAACGCACCTACGTTTGCAATCTCGTTGGCTTTAAATGTGCCACGCTCTGTTGCGGTTTCGATAACTGCACGGGCTAGTGCAAGATCAGTAATTGTAAGTTCGTTTGGATTTGCAGTTTGTTCAGACATTTTTTACTCCTTGTATATTATATATTTGAAAATGTTCTAGTTATACTTCAGAAATGGACACGCTAACATGAAAAAACTAAGTTCTTTTGCGCTCTCAAACCCTACAGTATAATTTGATTCAATTGAATTAGTATCATTGTTTAGTCCTACATTTGGACCAAAAAAATATCTACCTCTTAAATTGTGTTCTATCCAATCGCAAATTGCACCTTCTAAGTTGTATCTTCGGGGCAATTCAGTTTTACTAAAATGCGGAGGGCAAAATTTCGCCCTCCTAATATTTAGTATGTCTAATGGATTTGGTTCTTTTATTATCACGCCGACTCCTCGTAATGGGCAGTGACACCAAATGGACCTTCTAAGTTACGATTGTGGTTACTATGGATAATAAACACTGTATCACAGTAATCTGGGTCGCCCCAGCTATCCCAAGCATATCCATCTGTAAACATAATGAATTTCTTAGGCTGGATATCGTTGTCTTTCATATAAGTCCAGTTTACCATAAAGTCGGTGCCACCACCTCCCATGATTTCGTATTCGGTAAGATCTGTGCCACTATCTGCACTAAAGTCTTGTTCATTGTAAACCTTAGTATCAAAGCACCACAGTTTGATCTTGTAGTCTTGATACTCGTCCATAATGCCTTTAATCTCACCAAGGAAGTCAGCCGCCTGCTCGTTGCCAATACTACCCGACATGTCCAAACAAATGCACAAATCGATTGTATCTTGGAATGCCATTCCTGGCAAAATAGCACCGCTCATTTGTCCTTTGCGTGATGGACGACTAAAAGTATAATCGCTTTTGATAGTGCTTTGGATTTGCTGACGAAGTAGTTCACGCCAGTTCATCTTGGACTCTGTCATCTCTTTGATAAGACGTTGCACACCAGCAGGAACGTTACCAGCACCAGCAGCACTAGCCGCTTGGATCATAGCTTCTTTGATCTCGTCTTTGATCTGATCAAGTTCTGCCTTGCTGTAACGTGGACGACCTTTGCCTTCGCCTTTGCCTTCACCTTCTTCGTCACCATCACCTTCCAAGTCAAGATGCTCGTCTAGCATCTCGCCGAGTTGTTGCATATACTCTTCACCGTTCTTCTGAGCTTGTTTAAACAGCTCGTCGTAGACTTCTTCACTAGTCCAACCGCGGTATTTAAAGTCTTGGAAACAATCAACAATACGAGGCTTTTTACCGATGCGATCGTCAACAAGCAGGTTGTTAACAATGTAGTCAGCAGCGATGTTGTAAAGCATAGGATTGCGATCATCACGACGACCGAGGTGGTCGTATACCATGTGTAGGATTTCGTGTGCAATAACAAACTCAACTTCTTTATTGTCCATTGCGTTAAAGAACTGAGTGTTAAAATACAGTTTACGTCCGTCTACAGCGGCAGTCATAAGCCAGTCGTCAGCAGCTTCAATCTTAAGACGAGTTGCCATGTTACCAAAGAACGGATGACGCAACAGCAAACCTACGCGAGCAGTAATAATACGATCTAAAACATCTACACGCATCGATTCAAGTTGTTCGGGTGTAATGTTAGGATCTGGTTCCCAGTGCTTGAGTTTGCTTTGAGTTTTCTTAGCAGACATCTATAACCTCTTTATTTTATTGCCTATACAATAATATAACATTATTTACACTATAGGTCAACCATTTTATAGGAAAAGTGGGCGATGTTTCCAACGCCCACCTTTATATACCATTTTACGCCGATTGTGCAGCCTTGATGTACTTGCCGTAGCGATCGTGGAACTCGTCAAAGCACTCAACTGCATCCGGGTCGATCGGAAGAGCGTATTGAGTAAGTGCAAGTTTGATACCCATAACAACAAGCTCAGTGTCAAAGTTATCCATTGCAAAGCGCAGGAAGTTGTTAACTTTGTCATCAAACTTTTTATCGTTTGCATCACTTGCTTCTTTGAGTTCGTAGCAGAGCGAAACAGTCAAAGAGTACATAGCACTAATCTCTTTAGATTTCATCTCTTTAACTTTACCAGCAAGGATGTCAGTTGGGTTAGGCATGCTTGACGCAACCTTGCGGTGTGCCATAAACTTTACTGCAAGACCTTCGCCAACAGCACCAGCAACAAGATCAGTAGTAGTACCGTCATCGATGCCGTCTGCAATCAGTTCGCTAACAAACGACCAGCTACGCGGAGTTGCAAAGCTACGGCTTGCGCTACGAGGATCAAAGTCGTACAGGTCCTGTTTAGCAAAAGTCAAGTAACCTACAACGTCTGGGTGAATTTTGTTATTAACAGCCCAGTTAGACCAGTCGTCAAAGTTAACAGCAAGTTCCAAGTGAACAAAGCGGTTAGCAAGCGGAGCAGGCATACGATATGTAACACCTTTGTCAGCTTCACGGTTACCTGCCGCAACAATCATAACGTTGTCTGGCAGCTTGTAAGTACCAACACGACGATTGAGAATCAGCTGATATGCAGCAGCTTGCACAGCTGGAGCCGCACTGTTCATTTCGTCCAAGAACAATACAATATTGTCATACTTGGCAGCCATTTCTTCGTTTGGAAGTTCACTAGGAGCACCCCAAACCATTGTGCCGCTGTTGCTGTCAAAGTAAGGAATACCTTTAATGTCAGTAGGTTCCCAGAGCGACAAGCGAATGTCAATAAGATGGCTGTTAGTGAAGCTATCGGCAATTTGTGCTACAATATCAGATTTACCAATACCTGGAGGACCCCAAAGGAAAATTGGGCGTTTCTTTTGCATTGCAACCCGAAGGCTGTTTTTTGCTTTGTTCGGGCTAAGAGTACGTGCATCAGACATAGTATATTCCTTTTGTTCAGTGTCTATGTATTAGTTATAACGCATAAAACCACAAAGGTCAACCACTTTTTGCACGATTCATTGCTTTTGTGAGACCATATTTTCTTAAATCGCCGCTGAATAGTCCTAGTTCAACGGCCTTGCGTTCGTTGGTCACTGTAATACTGCGATTAGTAAGATAGTAAGGGCAGTCAATGAATTTATCTATAAAAATTAAAATTTGGGTAGTAATGGGCATATCTTTAGGATAAGGTATATCGTAGGTTTGTAACCCTATTTCGGTGATTACATCAAACCCTGCTTCAGTAAGTCTTAATCCGCCTTCTTCTTTTTCTCTAGTGTTATACCACCAAATTGGCAGATACTCCTTAACAGAGACCTCGTTATAGCTTTTACCTTGTTCTTTAAGAAAAAGTTTTGTATATGTAACTTTATTAGGCATTATGGCTTGTTAAAGTTTCCCCTGCGGTTAGTTTGACAACCGAAAACTCTTCTGTTTTGAACATTTGATTAAGTTTTTTTGCTAGATTAAATGCATGTCCGGGATTACTAAAACTTGTTTTTTTATATTTAGGTCCAGGATAACTTGTTAACGCATTTGAACTTTTTAAGTTAAATGGTTTGTTTTGGTAGAATACAGCCCAAATAGCTTCTGCATCTAATACCTGTTCGCACTTGTAGGTGGTGCTATTTGTATATTCTAACAATACATTTGGTTTAGGCCTACTCATATTAACTCCTATTATATACGCATATATTTATCTCTTTTGAGTTAACTGGGAGTTTATTTCCATTCTCCGCTATCCATAGAAATTTCAATAACTTGTTCTGCTGACATTTTTTCTACTTGTGTAGAAATATATTTTTCTAAATCACCATTTAACCTTGCCATAGCAATACCAAGTGTGTATGATAATGCTCTGGCAGTATTAATGTCCATACGGACTTCCTTGGCTTTACTAGCCTCGGCACTCTGTACTTGTTTAATAAACTGTTGTATAGGTAATGTATTAATCGGTTCTATTGACATTACTTAACGCAGCTTTCATTTCAAATTCTGTTTTAAACGGACCGAGGTGTTCGTTTCTTTCAACAGTGATTAGTTTAGGACAATAGCTTTTAAGCCAATTTACATTGAATTTAATCAAGTAATATCCTGCACAATATACACTTTTAGATTTTTCACTTTTTGTAAACAGTGGTAGTTTATTTTTAATATCGTACATGCTGTTATACGGAGTACTACGAGTAGGATACCCGTGTACTTCTCGCTTGGTTTCATTATCGTTATTGATTTTAGCAACTAGGAAGTTTTTTCCAAACTTTTTCTTTAGTTGATTTTCTGATTTATAAAACTCTATTTTACCTTTTTGTGTAACAACAAATCCTTCATCGTTTTTAGAGAGAGTACCAACTCGCATACCTTCTTCTTCAACGATCCAAAATTTATCTTGTAATACTGGCTTAGCTTTTACACTCATACTTTATACCTCGCTTGTAATGGTTCAGCAAAACTTGCTGCTTGATCAGCAACACGCTGTAGATCCCATTTAGCACAAAACTTCATAAGTCTCATACCTACTTGACTAATGTTTTTAGATTCTACAGCATCAATTGTGTTATTAATTATCTCTCTAATGTCCTCAGGTTGTGCTGTAAGATCACACAAAATAACATTACGATTGTAATCATCTAGTACACGATGTTCTGCACCTTCGTGATCAACCCAACGCTGTAGCATCATGTTATTCCAATTGTAGCCTTTTGTAGTTTTATCTGCAAATGCTTCAAGTAACCCTACTTTGTTCTTGGTACCTTTTTTACGTACACCTGGATATGCACTAAAAACATTGTCGCTAGTATCGCCACGCATACACTTTTCAAACAGCATATATGCAGGCTCTGGAGCAGGCTTTGCTTCTTTTGTTTTCTTGTCAATTACAGGTTGTCCTTTGTCATCAAAGTAACCTGTGTGTGTAATAGTCATATTTGCAACACCATTGTACTGACGTACATTAGGTGCAATAAGTTGTGCAAAGTCGCCATCTGTACTAATAATAACATGATTGTCGTTAGGATGTGCTTGTACCCAGCCTGCAATCAAATCATCTGCTTCTAGATTAGGATGCTGCATTACAGTACAATTTGTTTTAGTTTCTACAAAGTCTTTAAACTCGTCAAAGATTTCCCAAAACACTTTGTCTTCTTCTGCTTCGCGTGGAGTAAGTGCATCACGTGCAACTTGTCGATTGCGCTTGTAAGGCTCGTAAAAGTCTTTACGCCAGCTACGCCCTTCTAAACAAAACACAACGTGACTGCCATTAAAGTCTTGCCATGCTTTCTTAATGCTGTTAAGTGTAATGTGTAGTGCCATGCCTACTTTCGTGTCAATATCGCCACGTACTACGTGACGAGCTCTAAAGAAAGTATTAGCAGTGTCTACTAGGATATAAGTGTTCATGATACTTCGCTTTTGCCTTTTGCAATTGGTGTTACATTAATATAACCGGCATTTCTGTTTGTGTCAAGTCCTTCTTCTTGTAACATGTTATACACAATGTCACGGAACCATCTGTCTACAATTTCTTCTTCAGGATCTGCTTCTTCGCCGTAGCCTGCTAATCTTAGTTGTTCGATGAATAGATCATTCCAGTCCAATTCAAAAAATCCATTGCGAATATTTTCTTCATTAACTTGAACATCCAGCACACTAACCCAGGGTTCGCCTTTTTTAGTAGCGTATGCCTTTGGATCTTTCTTTTGAAGAAGATCCAGCTCTTGTTTATCTAACGTGGCTTTTTCTTCTGCCATTTCTGCTTCTCTAGCAGCCAGTGCTGCTTCCTTAGCAGCAATGCCTGTTATCTTTTTAAAAAACTCTTTCATTGTTCTTCTTTCATATATTCTACATGTTGTGTGATTTGATCAACTTCGATATATTTAGGCTCGCTGTATGTAGCTTGGCCTTTTACGTTAAGTCTAACATAAACCTGGCGTTGTTGTAGAGCTCTCCATGTTTTGTTAAGTGCTGCAACATCTTTTTCAAATTGTTTTACAAGTTCTGTTACTTTTGGATCTTTCATTACCATCCAATCCTTTCCCAAGGAACATCTTTGTCACCAAAGTGTCCGTACACACAGTTACTACTATACTGGTGAAAGTTAAATAAGTCAAATCTATCAATAATTCCTTTTGGCGATAGGTCAATGTTGTTGCGAATAAACTTTTCAATACTCTTGCTGTATCCGTTTGATTCAACATAGACGCTTGTCGGTTGCTTTACACCGATAGCATAACTCAACTGAATATTACACCAGTCTGCCATTTCATCTGCTACTACATTCTTAGCAAGCCAACGTGCCATGTACGCAGCACTACGGTCTACTTTAGTAGGATCTTTTCCACTAAAGGCGCCGCCACCATGAGGAGCAAAACCACCGTAAGTATCCACGATGATTTTTCGCCCAGTAACCCCGGCATCACCATCTGGACCACCAATAACAAAATTACCAGTAGGATTAAGGTGCCATACAGTATCATCATCAATCAAGTCTCCTAATACTTCCTTTGCCGCTGCTCTTGATCTTGCTCTTGCTTGATCACACATACCTTCTGCGTGTTGTGTACTAATAACAACTTGATCAATACGTTTGACTTTGCCGCCTTCGTACTCTACACTGACTTGTGATTTAGCATCCGGACCGAGTACACTGCCGCGAATAGTTTTTAGTCCTTTGAGTATTTCGTGGCTGTAATAAATCGGCGCTGGAAGATATGCATCGTTGTCGTTGCAAGCGTATCCAAACATAATACCCTGATCACCTGCACCAAAGTCGTCTGTGCCAAGTGCAATGTCAGCACTCTGGCTGTGGATTTCGTTGTAGATGTTTAGTTTATCCCAATGAAAGCCGTCTTGCTCATAACCAATCTCACGAAC